TTAGGAATCTGACCAGCGTACAGCATAGCAATAAGTTCCCGTAGTGACTTGGCCCAGCCCGGACGTGAATCGCCAACCTTAATGATAGTATCTGTGTGATGCATATCTTCGTTGACGATTGGTAGCTTCTCAATGTTATGACGTTCAACAGAGAAGCCTACACCTGTGCCACACATGAGTATGTACATTGCTTCATCAAACGCACGTGGGCTATCCACAGGCACGTATGAACAATTGTATCCACCCACATGACAACGGTCAAGGGCAGGACCAGATGTCATTAAGGCTCTCATGCTTGGCATAATATGCTGGTCAAGAACGGCAGTTTCTAATTCTGCACGTAACTCATCAGCAAGGGTGTACTTGTGTTTCTTCTTTAGATGAACAGTCATGTAATCAAAATAACGTGACACTGTTTCAGGCCATGTCTCACGTCTTTGCTCATCCTCTTTCCATCTCGCGTAACGAGACAAAGCGATAAAGTTCTGATAGTCTGTAGGTAAATAGTTGCTTATCATTTTTTACTCCTGCATTGTTTTTATATTACGAATTTTTATTCCTTCTACATCATAAAGATATTCCTGTATACTTTCTTCTAGTTCCTCTGCAACATTTTCATCAGCAGGTACAGGATATTCTTCAGGGTCAACATCTACTGTAAGAAATATCTTAACTCTTATCATTGTCTATGCTTCCTAAAAGTTTGTCAAGATACCACGCTGCTTTACGCAAGTCTTGATTTTTACCCTTGTAGTTTTCTCTCCATGTGTATTTTAGATTGTTACCTTTGCAGTAACCTCTAAACTCTACAGGTGTAAGAGCCGCTTGAATAGCATCAATACACTCGATAGAGCCGCCATTATAATGTGGTGGGTCATTTACCATATCTACGTTATTAGCTTCAATCTTTTCCATAATGTTTTTATAACTAGTCACTACGCATTTCCTTTCGTTTTTGAGTCAAAGTTTATTCTAACTACATTACCTTCCTCTTTAGTAATAGTAGGTTTATTTTCTAACTCAACATCATAGTGTCTGTCAACCCTTTCTTCTACAAATTTATGAACTAGATTACGAAAGTCATCATGCATTTCCATAACGGGTATGGTTGAAGCTATCATTTTACAAAAGTGCATAACTTGAAAATAATCTTCATCAGATAATGTATTGTCAGGTTGACTTATTATTGAAACATCAATCTCACCGTTCCAAGAACCATCGTTATCTATAGTGGGTCTTATCCGTAACATAAAATCTTCTCTGTCTATACTCTCTTGTTTCATAACTAACTCCTTCTCACTTTACCACCAGTAAACTTTATAAACTTAGGATGTTTATTTTTTCCTTTTTCTTTTAGCCATTCTTCAGGTATAATACGGTCATAATATCTGAAACCGTATCTTATACACCACTCAGCATAGCTAGACTTTGCACCCTTTCTTAACTTACGTCTACTATTTTCAAATACAAATCTTATATCGAGACTAGGGTGTTGCTTTTTGATAGCAAGATGTTTGCGTCTATCTGCTGCTGTAAACATTCCCTTTGTTTCAATTATTAGTCCATTGAAAAGAATAAAGTCAGGTGTATAGGTACGGTAGGCTAAGTCTTCCCATTCTATCTTAATACATTCATAACCAAAGTCAATCCTTAGTTTTTTTAAATAATCAGATAGTTTAACTTCTAAGCCTGACCTGTACCCATACTTACGTGCAGCCTTAAACTTTTTAAAGTCAGGTGGCATTACCGTAGGTTTCTCCATGTAAGGCCACTGTAACCCATAGCTTTCATCTCTTCACGTATCATAGCATCTGCTTCGTTACGTGCTTCAATTGCTGCTCTTAGACCAGCAGTGCGCTTCTCACGATACTCTTTACGTAGTTCTACGAGATGTGCCTCTGCTTCTTTAATCTGGTCTAACAATTCTTGTAATTCATCCTGCATCTTTATACTCCTCTGTTAGTTCAACATAGTCTACTAGTTTTGGCGTTATTGCTTTTGACAATACCGCTGGACGCTGTACCAAATTAGGCCAGCAATCTTTGCGATAAGAGCAGAACGAACAAGTCTTACACAAAACTTTATTGCCTGTAAATTTACCCCGGAATGTTTCATCCTCTGCTTCAAAGCAACGCTCAAACTTGTTTGCGTCTAGTGTTTTTACAGTCTGTTCTACTTTATCTATCTCTTTATCAATATCAATACCACTTGCTGGTACATATTTAAATTGACCATTGGCTTTGTTTACAACCCACCAACCGCCAGCTTTTTTATCAGATGCTTTTGCATAACCTGCTAGTTGTGCAACATATCCAAACGCATCGTTGCTTGCCAGAGTGTTGAAGGACTCAAACTTATTTCCGTATGACCAGTTTGAAGCTGATTTAATATCATCAACTGCATCCCGAATGACAATATCATATGTGCCAGACACGTTAGTATTACTGAGATTAAGAGTAACTTTTTTACTGTCTTCATATTTTACTCCCGCTTCTTTCAGTAATCCTTTGAAGACAGCCTCAACGATGTCTCCAATCATCATGTTCATTACAAATGTTGTAGGCTTTGGTAAAGCCACCTCTGGTTTATTCTTATCATACCAAAGTTGGCAGGTGGGTCTACCTATGTTTGACATTCTCAAAGTAAACCCACCGCCATTTTTTTGTGTACCAAACTGCCTACTTAATGCATCCTTAATGTCGCTTGCTACTTGGTCAATGGTTGTATCAGACATTGTTGTTTTACCTGATACCGCATCTTCCATGTATTGATGCAATGCAAGTTCAGCAGGATGATTCATTACGCTACCTCGTCTTCCTCTATTTCAATATCAACCAAACTATCTACAACATCAACATCATCTTCATCCATGTTAGCTTTAGCTTTCTTAGCCCATGCATCAGCAATGTATGAGTTATAGTTATCTATCCAAGACATAAAGTCAGCAAACATTGCGTGGTCTTTGTCTGTGATATTGATTGTCTTTGAAACATCAAGCGACACTACAGGAAGGTAAAAGGCATTACCATTAGGTAACTTTCTTTCCTGAGTGTTAGCTGTAATGATGTGTTGCACAGGAAGCCGTTGCATTTTTGCAAGAGAAGTAAAACTTTCTCCTACAGTTTTAAATGCGTCACGGTTGTCAATCTCCCAAATAAATGGCATAGACTTAATATCAGCATTGTCTCCATTAGATGTGACAGCTTCGTTAAGTTCTACAGTGCCAAGCACAACACGAACACGTTTTATCTGCCTGATTAATTCTTGTGTCTTCTCTGGCAGTGCCTTGAAGTCTTTGATATAACCAGCAGGTTTGCCACAATTAAAACCACCATCATTATCCTTGAGGTCCACATTCAAGTCATCATTCATTAGTGTTTTAATGTAGCGATTAGGTGCATCCCCCATGCCACGTACAAAACGTTTGTACATGAAACGCTGTAAAAAAGGACGCATCTTAATTGATGAAGCGTAGTAAGTCTCGCCATCAGGAATCTCTAATTTGTATGTACCACCAGAGACAACTTCCATATTGACCATCTTACCTTTTACTTCTGTTTGCCCCATGATAGGGCTGTGATTGATACGCAAACGAGCAAGTGTACTGGCCTTTTCTTTTTGGCTTGCACTTTCTGATGCGATGCCCATAGCTTTAGCCATAGCTGCGTAGTTATTAGTATCAATCGTAGTTAGTTGTGTCATATATTTACTCCTTATATTTTGAAAGTTTGATAGTTATATCAGCTTACATCTTTCGTGTCAAGCCAATTATTACCTATTTTTGCCTCTAAAAGTAAAGGCACATTAAAATTAACTCCCCACCTCAATGCAATCAAATTAGGTAACTCTTTATTTGTATTACTAATTGCTTCAATGACTGCTTTCTCTTCATCAGGATGTACATCAATAACTATACTATCATGCACTGTATTTACTATACATGATTTTATATCAGATAGCAACCCCTCAATGTGCAAAAGTGCAATCGGTACAATATCAGCAGTAGCAAATGATTGAACGGGGTAGTTCTTTATTTGTGTAAAGTGTGACACCCTGCCACTTGCTTTGCGTTCAACATCAGGAAAAGCAAACTCTCTACCTGACGGTGTTCGTATGACACCTGTATTTAAAGCCTCTTTAGCCAATCTGGTATGCCAAAGCCCAATTCCTTGGTATTTTTCCGTGAAGTGGGTGTAGTATTTTGCTTCGGCAGGTGTGCGTCCGTACCCCGTTGCCCCGTAAAGGGGCGCAAAGGTGTGCGC